CAGTTAACCCAAATGATTTTGGCATTACATATGGCGCTATCACAGTAGAGAGATTGTTGTAATATGGCATTAACTATTAATCCGGGCACAGTAATTAACCCAGGCGTAAGTTTATACGGTTACAGGACCGATCTAATATTTTACATAAATGCCAACGATACAAGAAGTTATCCTGGCACAGGAACTACTTGGTATGATCTCAGCGGGCAAGGCCATACTGTGACACTACACAATGGTGCTAGTTTTGATACAGATGGCATCAGCTTTGATTATACACAACAGCAGTACGCTGACTTCCCACCAGCTACGATGTTTACCAACAACGATATGACAGCTATCAGTTGGGTTTATATTCGCAGTTTTCCGTCCTGGAGTAGAATATTTGACTTTGGTAACGGCCCTAACTCAAACGATGTACTTCTTACTCCAACCACTGGCGGAAACGGATATCCTGCTTACAGTACAACAGGAGCGGACAACATATACAGCAGTCAGCCATTGACACCCAATCAATGGGTACAGCTAGTGGCAGTACAATCAGGATCAACTGGATTAATATACATTAATGGTCAACAGGTTGCCAGTGCCGCCAATGCTGGCATCGCCAATGTCACTAGAACTAATAATTACATAGGCCGCAGTAACTGGGGCAGTGATTCTTATCTAGATGGCAAAATTGCTTCTCTAAAGATCTACAACAGAGCATTAACGTCTGGTGAAATATTAGACGACTTTAATACTAACAATCCTAGTTTTGTTACTAATGGACTATATGCCAACTACGATGCTAGGGCAATAACCAATACTGCTACATTCCCAGATTCAAGCGGCAACAGTCGTAATGCTACACTATTTGATAATCCTACTACTACAATATTCAATGGTACACCAGTATTACAGTTGAATGGTAGCAGTCAATATTTTGCTAAAACTGATGGATACGGTTCTGATTTAGATTCAGCATTTACATTCGATGTATGGGCCTGTCCTGTAAGTGCTGGCACACCGGGAGTGCTGATTGCTGAATGGTCGCCAAATGTAGGAGGCGGCTGGCAAGATACACAAATGGGATTTACTAATGTGGATATCAGAGCAGGTGTTTACAATACTGGTGGCGCCATAGCCAAAAACACTTGGACCGCTAACACTTGGTATCATATCGTAACAACCTATGATGGGTCTATGCTTAGGACCTATGTCAACAATGTAGCAGGTGGTACTACTACAGGCGCAAAACAAAGTCCAACTGTAGCTTATAATGGTCCAACAGTTTTAAGTATGGGTATACCCTGTGCTGATTATCTAGGTGGGACTTCAGGGTATTTTCACGGATTTATTGGTGCTTGGAAAATCTATAATAGAGCACTAACACCTACAGAAGTTACACAAAACTTCACAGCACTCCGCGGTAGATACGGAGTGTGACTATGAAAATACGTCCAGCTGATACCAGAGGTATGTTGATTACCAACTGGATTGTTAGTCGCAGAACATTTAGCAATAACAGCTATTGGGATCCTAAGTATATGAATTGGGGTAACTTAAAAGTTATCAACGATGACCTACAACAGCCAGGTAATATGGTTCCTAATCATCCTCATCGCAACTACGATATACTAGGATACCTAGTAGAAGGCGAGCTGGAACATACTGATAGTCTAGGTAATGTCAGTCGTGCTGTTCCAGGGCAAGTACAGCACATGTGGTGTGGCCGGGAAATATGGCACACAGAAGCCAGTGTAGGCACTGTACCGGCACGTTACTTACAACTATGGATTGAGCCTAAGGACGAATATAGGGACACAGAACCCTACTACGAAATCATCTCAAAATCATCAGAGTTTGGACCTATTGCTGTTGACTTAAAACAAGATATGAAGGTCAGTGCTGGTATATTAACTGATACTATTATCGTTGGTGCTAGTTATTTGTATGTTGTTAAAGGTGCTTGCTTTGTAAATGGTACTAAACTACGCGAAGGAGACGGTGCAGAGCTAGATTCTGCTACTCTTAAACCTGTTCGTGGACCGCATTTGCTATTGTTCGAAAACCGCTAAATATACTAAAGAGAGCGGAATATGACTATTCAAACAATTAACTTAGGATCTTACGCTAACGACGGCACAGGCGATGATTTACGCACGGCTTTTACCAAAGCTAATAATAACTTTACGTTTTTATCGGGACAAATTGCCGGTATAAATGGTCAAAATATTGGTACTGGTGCAGGCTTATTTTCTGTAGATTCTAATGGTGTTCTACAGTTTAAAACTATAACAGGTAGTGGCGGTGTTACTGTTACATCTACATCAAATACCGTTAATATCAATGTGTCTTCTAGCGTACAAGGCGATGCAAATCCACAGTTAGGTGGCAATTTAGTTCTAAACGGACATAACATTGTAGGTACCGGAGATGTTGAAACTACTGTTTGGGGTATTGATATTCGTGCATTGAACAATCAAGTACAAACAATTTTAAGCGGCACTATTGGCGATCAAGGCACATTTACTAGTCCGCAAGGAACATACGATTTAGGAACCTTTTAAGGTAGGAGAATAGAATGACATTACAAATAAGAAGAGGGACGAACAGTCAACGAACTACAATTACTCCTGCAGAAGGTGAATTACTCTACACAACTGATACTAATTTGTTGTATGTTGGAGGCAAGACTGGTGGCACTGGTAGTTTATTAGCCGGCGGAATCCCTGTTGCTCCTGTACAAACAGTTAACGGTCAAAGCGGCAATGTTGCCTTAACTACTGACAACGTTAATGAAGGAACTTACAATTCCTATTTTACAACCAATCGAGCACGAGATGCTGCCGCGGCGTTGTTAACAAGCTCATCTGCACACGGAATTGTGTTTAGCTATTCAGCTCAACGTATAATAACTGCTACTGTGAATAATGTCCTGACTGGTGGTATCAGTGCAAGTTACGGATCACCACTTGCGTATTATGCAACAGCAGGTCAAGTATTAAGTCCATCTGCTAGCGTATTTTGGGACGACAATATCAATCGAATGGCTGTAAGAAACGGTACGTATTCTGTTGTCAACGACACCCTAATCGGTGCACCTCAAATACAATTAGACACATATAATTCAACAGTAGGTACAAACAATACTCAAACATTTAGAAGAGCTCGAGGAACTATCGCTTCGCCACTGACCATGGTAGTTGGCGATACGATTGGTATGTACCAATATTGGGCGCATGACGGAACTAACTTTGTACTAGCTGGCAGTATGTATGGAGGTGTTGCGTCAACTGTTAGCACTGGCGTTGCTCCAGGATTGCTAAGTTTTAGTACATCTGGCACTACAGGCGGGGATCAAACTCGTGTTCGTATTGACTTCACTGGTCGATTGATTGTTGGGCCTTACCTAAGCTCAGACACTACTAGTGGCGGTATCACAGTAAGACAAACAACCACTGGGCAGACTAATAGTACATTAGCTGTTAGAAATTATTATACCGATGCATATGGACCAAACGTTAAGTTTGAAAAATTTCGAGGAACATTTGCATCATGGACTCCAGTTATATTTGCTGATAATTTAATGAGTCTTAAAGCAGGCGGTGCAACATTATCCGGCGCAACTGCTAGCACAACTGGAGTTGCTATTGCGGCCCAAATTGATGCTGTTGTCGACGGTGCCGTTAGCTCAGGTATAATACCAGGCGCATTAATTTTTAGTGTAACCAATTCTTCAGGAACACTAAAACAAGTTATTAAAATTGGCAACGACAGCACTATAATACATAGTGGTACTATAACAACTACTAGCGCACCTGGCACTATTTGGAACTACGATAGTTCAAATGCTACTGTAACTTTATCTATCGGTGGAACTGTAGCGTTTGCTAGTTTCTCAGGAAGCATATTAGTTAATTGCTACAATTCAGGAACTGTAACACAGTACCTATGTGGTGGCGGAACAACTCCTACTGCAATTGGTTCTTCAAAAGGATCTGCTACAGGCACTATGGCAAGTACTTCAGGCATTAGCGGATACACATTTACAGCTACAGAAGCAGGCGTACATAGTTTTTATGTAATTAGAACACGTGCTGGTGCGTAAGGAATACTAATGTCGTTAGCAGTCTGGACTCAACCTACTGGTTATAGTTTAGGAAGTTTTCCTGAAAGCGTATCTATCAGCTACGCACTACCAGTATCTAACAGTTCTGGGATTACATTTCATGTAATCTCAGGAGCACTACCAGGCGGGTTAAGAATTGACGGATCTAGTATATTAGGATCCCCATACATTGTTAGCAATGATACAATTTATAAATTTTGTATTAGAGCCACTGACGGCACAAGTATTTCTGATAGAACATTCACTATGACTATTACCGGGTCTAATGTACCGGTATTTGTAACTGCGGCTGGGGCATTACCAATTGGAATTCATCAGCAGTTGTACGTTTTAGATGACACCCATGTTGATTATCAAATTGAAGCATTTGACTTAAACACTGTAGTCGGAAGTAAACTAACATACTTTATAGCCAGTGACGATGGATTATTACCTAAAGGTCTTACCTTATCAAGTTCAGGACGTATTACAGGTTTTATTCAACCAATTTATAAAATAACAGCAGTTGACGGATCAGGAACTTATGACGATGGGTACTACGATGCAGTAGCATTTGATTTTGGAACAACTTCGAACGACGGTTTTGACAGTTATCAATATGACGATGTATTTTACGACTACAACAGCCCGTTGCATCCTCCAAATAGTATAAATGCTAATTATCAATTTCGAGTTACACTAACAGATGGCGTAAATTATTCTCAACGAATATTTAAAATATTTGTTGTAGGAACTGATCAGTTCCGTGCAGACTCAACAACTTTAGATGGCGGTGCTAGTGGGTTTACTGCTGATGCTACTTATTTGCGTGAACCAGTTTGGATTAATGATTCAAACTTAGGAGTGTTTAGAGCAAATAACTATATAACTTTACCTATTGTGTTGTATGATAATAAAAATGTTATTTTTAGTCTATCTTCTACAAATCAAGAAGTAAGAGCAATTACAAGACAAATAACTAATTTAGACAACATTATCGGAAGCCATAGTCTAACGGTAACTTCTGCATCAAGTGCGCCGGTAGTTGGGCATTGGATTAATTTTGAAAACTACATACCAAATGCATCAGGTGACCTGTATCAAATTGCAGTTGTAGCAGACTTAGGCGGCGGCGCTTATCGACTAACATTGTCTACAGGGTTACTAATGACGTTGCCTGAAATGATTCCATTTTATATGGGATCATTAAGTACACTTCCTCCAGGTACTAATTTTGATGTAGGCACTGGAGAAATCTTTGGTATAGTTCCATATCAACCTGCTATTAGTAAAACGTATACATTCACCCTTGTAGCTAATAGATTCGGAGATAAGGGCGATACTACTACTGCATACAAAACATTTACAGTTACAATCATTGGAGAAATTGACAGTACTGTTATATGGAACACTGATAGTGTATTAGAAACTCTGCATGCCGACTATTATTCAACATTAAATATTAATGCTGTATCATCAGTACCTAATTCAATTGTTATCTATAATATAATAGACGGAGCATTGCCTCCTGGGTTAACTTTAAATCTCGATGGTGAAATTATTGGGAAGGTAAATCAATACTATAACTCGTTAAGTGGTCAGCTTGGATTAATTAGATTCGACACAAGTAATACTACGTTCGACGGCGGTGCTACTACATTTGATCATACATATACATTTACAGTACAAGCTCAGGACCAGTATGGTTATAGTTCAAGCACTAGAACATTTACGCTAACCATTGATACTCCTAACACAACCGCTTATAGTAATATTAGTGTACGTCCATTCTTAAAGACTAACCAACGAGCAATTTGGAAGGGATTTATTAACGACTCATCTATTTTTACACCTAGTAGCATTTATAGAATAAACGATCCAACATTTGGAATACAATCTAATCTATCTATGCTAGTTTATGGTGGCATCGAAACCAAAGAGGCGGCAGCTTATATAGGTGCAATGGGACTAAATCATAAGCGTAAAAGATTCCAGTTTGGTTCTGTAGCTAAATCAATTGCTGTTGATCCAGCGACTGGCGTAGAACTTTACGAAGTCATATATGTAAACATGGTTGATCCGTTGAGTCCGGCTGTTGGAATTCTTCCAAACAAAATAGTTAATAAGGTTGGTATATCTTCTAATACTATAACTGTTGACAGCAGTACGAATTTCTGGAATAATTCAACAAATGTGTTAAACTTAGATGCTCCAACTTCAGTACGTCCAGAGCCAATCATAACTGCAGATAGCACAGGATTTGAAGTTTCAAATCCTAACCCTAATACTGTATTCCCTAATAGTGTTACTAACTGGCAGTCTAGGCTTGCTGGTGTAGGACTAACTGAACGTAATTATTTGCCGCTGTGGATGAGAACTATTCAAACAGGACAAAAACAAGAACAAGGATATACCCTAGCTATCCCTATTTGCTTTTGTAAAGTAGGCACTGCTAACGACATTTTACTAAACATTAAATTTAGTAAATTCGATTTTACAGCCTTAGATTATACCGTAGACAGATACACAATAGATTCTGTCAGTGGTTATCTAGGCGATAAATACCTTATATTTAGAAACGATAGGATAACTGTATGACAAGCCAAATAAATTATATCTCAATTAACACAACTTACCCTGTAGCAGGACAAGACAACGACAGCCAAGGATTTAGAAATAATTTTACAGCAATCGCCACAGGTTTAGGAGTAGCTAAATCTGAAATTACTGCGCTACAGACTAACGCATTATTGGCTTCCGATTTAGCTACTAGCTCAACTCCTGTAATAAACAATCTATTACAAAGCTCAATTACTAACGGCACATATAATCAATTCTATAGTTTATATTACCCAGGCGGAACAGTATCAACTACTGCAAACATTAGTCTATTAAACGGTGGAATTCAAAGTTTTACACTTTCAGGCAATGCTACCTTAACTTTCACTAACTGGCCAGCAAGTGGTCAATACGGAATCGTTAAAGTTATCCTAAAGGGTGATACTATTGCTATTAGAACGCCTGTCCTTGCTACTGCTAATGGTGGTGTTGTACACTATGCAACTGGATTTGCTAATCCATTTAATGTGGGTTCTATTGGATCAACAAAATTAGAAGTCCTTGAAGCATGGACTATTGATGGCGGATCTAATGTATATGTTAAACTGAGCGGTGAATATTAAGATGCACCCGTTGGTTGAAAATTTAAGTAATATTAAAGATGCTGAGTTAGAAAACAAAATTAGTGAGCTAACTAGAAAATACTTTATGACTCCAAACTCGGGAGTTAAAGCTCAAATATCTAGTATCCTAGATACGTATAAAGAAGAATTGGGCAAAAGAAAAGCCGCTGAATACGATAAAATGATGAATAATCGAGACAAAGGGCTTGACAAGTTAATTAATATCAATTAAACTGTAGTCTATGTACTTAGACAAATATAATAATCCAGTTTTTAATGAGCAAGATATTTTTGATGCTATCTATCAAGGACATCAATTTAATGTCAACGACACTATGCTTGTTGAACGAACTGATAGTGTAAAAGGTTTAGAAAAAGTTGTCGGGTTTAAATTCCTTGAACCGTACGAAACTTATTTCAATCAAGAAGACTACGATAAGGCATGCCAATCTAATTGGCTAATGCCCGAAGAATACAAAAATTTAGATATCGAAAATTTTGTGTACTCAAAATGTCTAACTCAAATTTCCACAGTTAGAGCTATGGAAGAAATGGCTGAATACAAATCTAGGAATATGCTAGATCTATTACGCTGGCTAAAATACTTTGTTGATACTTGCGAAGCTAACAACATTGTTAGAGGTGTAGGACGTGGATCAAGTGTAGCTAGTTACGTGCTGTACGTTTTAGGTGTTCATAGCATAGATAGCTTAAAATATAATTTAGACTGGCACGAATTCCTGAGATAAGTACTAACATAATCTAGGAGATTAATATGGCTCAAAAAGACGCACCACAAACTATGCATCGCAGTATGCAGGGCAAATTAGTTGATATGAACAAACTAATGAACCAAAACGAAATGACTATTGCTGTTGGCAATATGAATGTTAACGCCCGCGGGGACAAACTTGGGCCTGGCGGTACTATTATTGCTAAACGTGAGCAACTACAAGCAGGTAGCACTGGTATTCCTGATCAAATCAATGTACGTGCAACCGAAGTTCCTGCTCCTGCACCAGTAGTAACACCCACACCGGTATCACCAGTAACTGCGTTACCTGTAAAAAATGTCGTTGACATGGACCCTGAAGGGAAAGAATAATGGCTGTTTACGGAACAATTATTCCAATACGTGATAATGTGTTTGTCACAGATATGAATTTTGACGAACAAATTTCTGCAGGGGGAATTTATATCCCCAGTGACGATGGTAAAGATTCAGGAATTAAACCAAGATGGGGACGAGTCTACGCTATTGGCAAGGACCAACAAGATGTTAAAGTTGGCGAGTGGATTCTAATGGAACACGGTCGTTGGACTAGAGCTATTGAAATAGTCGAACCCGACGGTACCAAACGTAAAATTCATCGAGTTGACATCAAGTGCATGCTAATGAGTTCTGATGAAAAACCTAGTGAAATCTCATTCGGCTTATCGGCTATCGACCTAAGTCCTCCAGAATTTGATTTCCGCCCACCTTCAGCTGGTCTTTAATCATTTGAGTATCAGGATCCTTGACAGATCCTGATTTCTCCTTTATACTACACAAAAGGAGATTTCAAATGAGCACACATGGCGAAGCAGTACAAGATATTAAAAAAGCAAAAGAAGTATTAGATTCTGTTACTACACCGGAAACTAATCCAGTATCGCATCCAGATCCAAAAAAACATTTATATATCAGCTTAGTTAAAAGCGGATTTAGAATTGCCGCTGGTCTAGCACTTGCAGGTGGTGGTTGGTTAGAGATGAATCCCTATTTACAAGGTGCAGGACTTGTGTTAGTATTAGCAGAAATTTTAGGCATTGCCGAGGAATTAGTATGAAAGAATTATGGGTTGAAAAATATCGACCAAATACCCTAGACGGTTATGTGTTTAAAGACACGCATCAACGTGAGCAAATCGAAGGCTGGCTCAAAGAAGGTAGTATTCCTCACTTGCTGTTTAGCGGAAATGCAGGAGTTGGTAAGACTACCCTAGCTAAAATTTTGTTGAATAAACTAGGTGTACAAGATTGTGACGTGTTGTACGCTAACGGTTCTAAGGAAGCACGTAAGGTTGAATGGGTAGACAAGCTAATCGGCTTTTGTCAAACTATGCCGTTTGGCGACTTTAAAGTTGTCTTAATTGACGAAGCAGACTTTATGAATCCTAATTCAGTACAGCCTGCACTACGTAACTTAATGGAGGACTATAGTAACAGTGTTAGATTTATTCTAACTTGTAACTATCCTAATAAGATTCTGCCAGCGTTACACAGTCGATGCCAGAAAATGCATATCGAAAAAACTGACTTGACAGAATTTACAGCCCGAGTCGCTACAATTTTAGTTGATGAAAATATTGAGTTTGATTTAGAAACATTAGATAGCTACGTCAAAGCAACTTACCCAGATTTACGTAAAACTATTAACAACGTTCAAATGAACAGTATGGACGGTACCTTAAGAATCATCGAAGCTGCCGATGACAGTACTGATTATCGTGTTGAAATGGTTGCGTTATTTACAGCTGGTAAAATTACCGAAGCACGTAAGCTAGTGTGTAGCCAAGCTCGACCAGAAGAGATGGAAGAAATCTATCGCTGGTTGTATGATAACGTAGAAATCTTTGGCGAAGAAGACAAGCAAGACAAGGCAATTCTTATTATTAAGCAAGGCTTAGTTGATCATACGCTAGTTATGGATCCAGAAATTAATCTAGCCGCTACACTAATTAGACTCGGACATCTTTAATCATGTGGCCATTTAAGAAAAAACTCGAACATCAAATTTACTTTGCCTGTGACGAGTGGGCTATTAGACAACATGCTCCTATCCGTCCAGCAAGCGAGTTTTTGCCTCCAGCATTTAAAGAAATGGCACTGTACTATAAAAAGTCTGCGAAGCCGATTGACAGTGACAAAACTGTTAAATCATGTCCAGGCATTATTGACTATTGCAGTACTGGGTTTGTTATTCCAGCTTGGTGTGATATTGAAATTGAACCGGGCCCTAATGGCAGAGTAGTAACTCGTTATAGTCATTCTAAATACAAAGAAGGTGCCCAACCTAAAGATGCGCTACAAGGATTTATGGGTAACAAGTTTAAATTTGGAACTCCTGTTAAACTTGATAATCCGTGGACTGTATGGGCGGCAAAAGGTTACAGTTTGTTTTGGCAACCTATGTATTATTACGATGATACTCGTAATTGGGAAGCTATTCCTGGAATTATTGATCACGACAAAGTTCCGTTGGTTCAACCTATTAACATTATGTTGAAACAGCCTAAGACTACAATTATTAAAATGGGTGAGCCGTTGGTACAGGTTATTCCTCTTAAACGTGAGGAGATTGTTGCTTTTTCAGGAGAGCTCAATCAGAATATGATCAAGCGACATAATTCACTTTCTTATCTTAAAGAAATGACATTTACCAGTTGGGTACGTTATATAAGAGAGAAGAAGTCCTATACCGTTGATGTCCACGATATAGAACTTCCCATTAAGTAACAAATTGCTATAACATTCTAAATAGGAGCACCCATGCTCCTATTTTTTTAGTCTCCATAAACCGCAAGCACCTCCTTCACGGCATTATGGCGTTCAATGTCTTTAGCTTCGAATTGTACTATGTCAATATGTTTTAGAGCAGGTTTGGATGAAAGTAAATTACAAAAATCTATCAAACCATTATCACTAACACGATCAGCCTGAGCTAAGTCCCCAGTAACGACCATTTTACTATTATCGCCTAGACGAGTTAGTAACATTTTCATTTGGTTGACTGTAGTATTCTGGCATTCATCTGCAACAATGTATGCATTTTTAAATGTGCGTCCACGCATGTACGCAAGTGGGCTTATTTCAATGGTTCCATCCTCTAGCATTTTAGCTATGTCTTTTTGTTGGTAATACTCTCCTAGAACGTCGAATATAGGTCTTGTCCAAGGTGCCATCTTTTCATTTAGCGTACCTGGTAAAAATCCTAAATCCTCGTCTACAGAGACGGCGGGTCTTGTCACAATTATCTTATCAACTAAACCTTCCTGATACAGTTTAATTCCTACTTGCACTGCCAACATTGTTTTACCCGTGCCGGCTGGCCCGATAGCTAAGATGATGCTTTTATTTTCATCTTGTAGCTTGTCAAGGTAAATCTTTTGGTTTGAATTTCGTGCATGAAGACTTACACGCTGTTTCTTTTGAGGAAGATATGGTTGAAAGTCAATTATGTTAACTTCTGATGTAAAACGCTTTTTCACTCGTTGTTTACTCATCTAAGTTTGCTCCTACTCTTATAAAAAAGTAGGGCTTGTAGTGACCGCCTTTGATAACTACAGAGGCCCTACACTATTATTTAACAAATCCCTAGAAATATAAAGTGATACGTTATCGTTTTAAACCAGCTAAATAAGTATAGAAGACCCTAGGATTAACACATGCACCATGACATATTAGACGTTATAAAAAACATACAGGACTTGTACGAAAACAACAGTAGTTTAGCTGTTTTAAAGGACTTCGAACGGGTTCTAGATGAGTTAGATGTGTATGTTTACAAAAATTGGGAAGAAGGCGAGCTAGCCTATGGACCTAGAGTAGATCGTCATTGGATTACTGTTGGTTTCATGTGGCCTGAAGATAAAATGCCAGACCCAATCGGTGGCAAAAGATTAACTGATCTAGGGTGTAAAATTTCGTATGAAAAGAACTTTTTAATTGAGCCACGTAAGATTCGTACACAAGATGACATTAGACCTAACAGTAAAAAAGGTCGATTAGATCGCCATCCAATTTGGATTGTAGAAATCAGAATGCCAAAGAAATTAGCATTTGATGTGTACAAAGGCTATATGGATAAAATGAAAAACGAATATAAAGAATCACAGGCTCCAAGTTCGGCAGCACCTGCTCCGGGCGGAGCACCAGCGGGAGCACCTGCAGGAGTTCCTCCAGCAGCCGGAGCACCAGCGGCACCAGCGGGCGCGGCACCTACACCAGCGGCATAACATGACATATATTACAGAAAATCTTAGAGCAGGTGATTTAGAACACTTAGTTAAAAAAGTGTTTGAAATTGATTCGTTTAAAAGTAAAACAGGCGATGATGAAGACATTGTTGTATTAAGTTTTACTGTAGATCAAGAAGATGCTGCCAAAGATCTAGAAAATTTTATTGAAATGGGCTACGAATTTGTCTTAGATGCAGATGCTACCCCAGGTGAAACTGATGATGGAAATTATCGAGTATATGTAGAGCTTGAACGTAATCGTCATGTTGCTAAACAAATTAGAGAAATTGTTGACGGCATAATTTTACTAACTGGCTTAGACTATATGCGTTTCCGTTATTTTAAAAGTTTTAAAAGCCAAGTTGCTACTGAAGAAAATTTATCAGCTATTGTGCCTACAGATAAAAATGCCTACAATATTGCAACTGAAGAACATAAATTAAATAACTTTAGCGAATTTTTTAAGAATAGTTACGCAGAAGAATTAAAATTATTAGATGAATCTATTACATTTAAAAGAATGTACGGAGAACAAATTAAGTTTAACATTATAGAAAGTGGACCTAAGCAACAAGTGTATAATAATACAAAAGGTCCTATTATGTTAGAAAGTAAAGATATATCAGAAGTACTGTTTTTAACTAAAGTAATTGGTAACTATAATATTACTAAAATCGGTAATAAATTTATATTTGAAAACAGCGGCTGGGCCGTTGCATTGGAAAGGAAATAACATGGCAGATTTTACATTTGATTTTTCACAAGAGAAATGCACAGCAATACTACAAAATAATCCATATTCAGAGCATTGGCACGAAGCATTGTGCAAAATTTTGCCAGACTATGACATTAACACACCGGAACGTGTAGCATGTTTCTTAGGACAAACTATGGTAGAAAGTGCTGGATACAAAGCACTTGTAGAAAACTTAAACTACAAACCAGAAACATTAGTTAAAATTTGGCCTAGTCACTTTCCTAGTATGGAAGTTGCTAATGAATACGCACATCAACCAGAAAAGATTGCCAACAGAGCCTACGCAGGACGTATGGGTAACGGCGATGAAGCAAGTGGTGATGGTTGGAACTACTGCGGGCGTGGATTGATTCAAATCACCGGTAAGGCTAACTACGCTCGTTTTGCAGAAAGCATTGATACTCCAGTAGAACAAGTTCCCGAATTCCTAGGTACATTTGAAGGTGCTGTACAAAGTGCTTGCTGGTTCTGGGAAGCTAACAATCTTAATGCTCTAGCAGATAATGGCGATGTTTTAGGTATTACTAAGAAAGTAAACGGCGGAACATTAGGTTTACAAGAGCGTCAGCAACATACAGCTCAAGCACATCAAATACTACAAGGTTAATTATGTTTGCATGGCTCATACAACAGATTATAGGCGATTTGCCCAGTTGGTTATGGCCAGCGATTGCAGGCGGTGGATTTGCAATATATTTCTTTTCAGGAGTATTAAGTCATTTTCCACAAATAAAACCATATACATTTTTACTTAGACCCGCAGGGCTGGCATTAACAATATTTGGAATTTTCATGTATGGCGGTGCAGGTGTAAGTGCTATCTATCGTGAACAAATACAAGAAATGGAAGCAAAAATGGCAGTTGCGCAACAAGCTAGCAAAGACACTAATGTTTTAGTTGAACAAAAACATCAACAAAAAGTTAAAGTAATACACGATACTAAAATTGTTGTGCAAAAAGAAATACAAACAGTTGAAAAACGCATTGATGCAGAATGTAAATTAGATCCGGCGGTAGTTAAAATTATCAATGAGGCTGCTAAAAATCCTAATACTACTAAAGGTACAGTTAGCGTAGAAGTTACCGGAGACAAAAAATGAGATTAATTAGTGTACTATTAATTTTATTAATGCTTACAGCATGTGCTAGTAATAATTCTAAAGTATTAGTTCAAATGAAATTTCCGGATGTTCCTCCAGAATTGTTAATTGAATGTCCGGATCTTGCACAAGTTGATACGTCAACTAGCAAATTAAGTGATGTGTTGGAAACTGTCACAGATAACTACAGTGATTATTACGAATGTAAAGACAAAGTAGATACGTGGGTAGATTGGTATACAAAACAGAAACAGATTTTTGATAACATAAAATAAAGGATATTATCATGGGATTTTTTACTAAAATAGAACAACTAACTGCTAGCAAATTAAAAAATATTTTTTTAGATGCTGATAAATTAGTTTCAGATTCTGAAGATGCTATTAAGGCATTGGAAGCAAAGTTAATTTCTGAAAAACAAAAAATAGCCGACCTAGCACATCAAGCACATCAAGCGGCTATAGCGGCTGCCGAAAAAGCAAAGAAAGAAGCAGAAGACTTAGTAGATGCGGCGTGGCAAGCTGAACAACGAGCTTTGAAACATACCGCAAATATTCCTCAGCCAACTGCTCAAATTGAGCCAACATTAGGTAATGTTGTCCCAAACGACTCATTAGCAACGCCAGAGACACCTCCGACGAATCCGTAATAAATACGTATATAAAGACAAAGGAGCGAACTATGTCAGAAAAGAAAGAAAGAGATCCCGAATGGATGCAGAAGTTATGGCGTCCAGCGATGGGTTGGATGTACATGCTGATCTGTTTATTGGACATGGCAGTATTTCCAGTATGTTGGTCATTGTTGCAGGCAATGATGCACATGCCAATTACACAATGGAATCCACTGACATTACAAGGTGCAGGATTGTTTCACATTGCAATGGGTGCGGTATTAGGTATTAGTGCGTTTGGTCGTACACAGGAGAAGTTAGCAGGTACAGCCGCTAACCCAACAGCAACAAGTCAAATAATGACAACCAACACTAACATGTCCGGTGTTCCAGCAGGAATGCAAGGTGGCATGGGTGGTGGCGGAATGGGTGGTGGCTTTGGCGGAAGCTCAGGTGGCTTTGGCGCACCAGCAGGCGGTGGTTTTGGAGGAGCATCAAATGGCGGATTCGGTTCATCAACAGGCGGGGCTTCAGCATTTGGCGCACCTGCGACAGGAGGATTCGGAGCACCAACCGGTGGCTTTGGTTCACCAGCTCCAGCATCCGGAGGGTTTGGGTCTACTACGCCAAGCGCACCGGCAACAAGTGGCTTTGGCGGAGGCGGGTTTGGAAGCACACCTACAGCAACAACGTTAGCAGTCCCAACAGTAAACGCAAGTGGTAAAAAAGTTATTCCAACTTTTGACCAACCAGCACTATAAAGGAAAATAAAATGAAAAAATTATTAGCATTATTAGTAGCAAGTTGTTTTTTAGCTAGCCCAGTAATGGCCGAGAAGAAATCAGCGCCTGCTAAGAAAGAAGTTAAGCATCATAAAAAAGCAGAAGGAACACAAGTAGCCGGAACTAAACCAGATACAGTGGCGCCAAAAAAGAAAAAGTAAGCACTCAAATACTTGACGGGCTCCGCTAAAGATAGTATAATTACTATATTAACGGAGCCTTTTTTACGACTATGACTGATTATTACCAAACACTAGGTGTTAGCGAAAGTGCTAGCCCAGAAGAAATAAAAAAAGCATACAGATCTTTGGCTAATAAACATCACCCAGATAAAGGTGGAGACCAAGCCAAATTTAAAGACATTAGTGTTGCATACGACACACTAAGTGACGCACAGAAAAAAGCTGAATACGATCAACAACGTATGTATGGCGGTGGACCTGAAGTAAGATTTACTACCGGTGGGTTTGATCCGTTTGGACATATGTTTGGTCAAGGCTTTCCACAAGGTCATCCTTTTGGAGATATATTCGGTAACATGCGTGGACAAATGCGTCGAAATAGAGACTTGAATATACAATGCCAGATATCTATTTTAGACAGCTATCTAGGAAAACAATTAGAAGCAAATTACAAAATGCCAAGCGGTGTGACTCAAACAGTAGTCATTAATGTGCCGCCTGGTATAAGCCACGGAGAAACTATTCGATATAACGGGCTTGGAGACGATAGTGTACCAGGAGCTCCTAGAGGAAATCTTAATGTAACCATTGTAGTCTTGCCAGATGCTAACTTTAGAAGAGCCGGTGATGATATGTACACTACGTTATACATATCTCCAATTGAAGCTATGATCGGTTGTAATAAAAGTGTTAAAACAATCACTGGTCAAAAATTAGATGTTGACATTCGTCCAGGTATCGAGTCTGGCGCAGAATTCGCCAGCAACGGTAACGGTTTCCCTAATATTAATACTGGTCAGAAAGGTCGATTAGTAATCGTTGTAAACATTAAAACTCCAGCAATTACTGATCCTAGTCTAGTAGAAAAACTTAAAGCACTAAATGTTGAAATTAGTTCAAGATCCTGATCCAATACTAAAACAAAAAGCCGAACCGTGGGACTTTGAAAATCACGTTAATGCCGCAGTAATCGAACGTGAAATGCTTGAGATTATGCGAGCATCTAACGGTATCGGTCTTGCTGGTAACCAAGTTGGATTACTACGTAGAGTGTTTGTTATGAAATTGCAAGACGGACGTGAATTGGGATTTTTTAATCCGTGGATCTTGTTAGGCGATAATAACTTTGTCAGTGGCGAAGAAGGTTGTCTGAGCTTTCCTAATTTATGGTTGAAAGTTGCTCGTCATAATAAAATTACAGCCATGTATCTTGACAATACAAACAAAAAATGTATAATAGAACTTGAGGGTATTGATGCTAGATGCTTTCAACATGAGTTGGATCATTTAGATGGAATAACATTTACAGAATACGTAAGTGATTTAAAATTAAAAATGGCAAAGAAAAAACAAAGGAAATTTAAATAATGGTTGAACCTAGTGATAATCTTCAAGCGGTCTTTGAAAGAGCTATAGAAACTTCTAAGAAACTTCACCATGAATATCTAACAATAGAACATTTATTGTTTGCTATGCTTGCAGAAGATGGGTTTACTAACTGTATTCAAGGGTTTGGTGCGGATGCTTCTGCACTTAAAGCAAACTTACAAGACTACTTGCATAACAAGTGCAGTGAAATTACTGTACCAGATGTTGTAGTTAAACCTAAAAAGACACAAGCTGTTGAACGTGTACTTAATCGTGCGTTCACGCAGGTCTTGTTCAACGGACGTCAACGCATTGAGCCTACTGATGTGTTCCTTGCTATGATGGGCGAGAAGCGTAGTTGGGCGCAATTCTATGTTGCTCAAGCAAATATTGATAAAGATAAATTTGCTGAATACTTGAATAACAATATCGACAACGGGCAAGAAGAAATGCAACCTGATTCAGCAGGGGACCGAGCTCTACAAGCATTTACTACTAATTTAAATGATCAGGTTAAGAAGAATAAAATTGACCCAGTTATTGGTCGTGTAGATGAACTTGAAAACATCGCACTTGCATTAGGTCGCCGTAGTAAGAACAACGTTATCTTAGTTGGTGATCCAGGTGTAGGTAAGACTGCTATTGCAGAAGGTATGGCGCATAACATTGTAAATGGTGCTGTTCCAGATTTCTTAAAAGACTATACAGTTTACAACTTAGATATTTCAGCTATGTTAGCTGGTTCTAAATATCGTGGCGACTTTGAAGAACGTTTCAAACAAGTTCTAAAAGCTCTAACCAAGAAAGGTAAGACTGTGCTGTTTATCGACGAGGCACATATGATCTCCGGAGCAGGATCCGCTAGCAACTCAGCTAACGATCTCGCTAATATGATGAAGCCGGCACTGAGCAAAGGCAACATTAAAGTTGTGGCCAGTACTACATGGGAAGAATATCGTAAGCACTTTGAAAAGGATCGTGCGTTGATGCGTCGTTTCCAACGTATTACTGTTGACGAGCCTACAATTGAAGTTACTAGACAAATTCTTAAAGGTATTAAGAAGTATTACGAAACATTCCATAATGTAAAAATTAAGGACGATGCTATTGATGCCGCAATTAAGTTGTCAGTTAAATATCAAACAGACAAGAAGTTGCCAGATAAGGCCATTGACCTAATTGATGTTGCCTGCTCACGTTTTAACTTAAAACTTGCAGACGAACGAGTTATTGGTGAACGCGAAGTGCAATACGAACTTAGCAAGATGGTTAATATTCCAGAAGAACAAGTTTCTGAAACAGAAAGTGTTAATTTAATTAATCTACAAACTAAACTTGAAACAGAAGTATATGGTCAAGAAATTGCTATTACTGAAATTGTAGATAAAATTGTAGTAGCACAAGCTGGATTGAAAACAGAAAATAAACCAGTTGGATCGTTTGTGTTCATAGGCCCGACAGGCACAGGTAAGACTGAAACTGCTAAATCACTTGCTAAAAACTTAGGTGTTAAACTACTACGCTTTGATATGAGTGAATATCAAGAGAAGCATAGCATTAGTAAGTTAATTGGTAGCCCTCCAGGTTATGTTGGCTTTGAAGAAAATGCAGGTCAGTTAATTACTAGCATCCAAGAAGCACCTAATGCTGTTCTGTTGTTAGATGAAATTGAAAAAGCACATCCAGATGTTATGACTGTATTACTACAGTTAATGGATAACGGCTTTATTACAGGATCTAATGGTAAGAAAGCAGACTGTCGTAACATTGTTCTTATTCTTACTACTAATGCTGGCGCACAATCTGCAGAGAAAAATGCTATCGGATTTGGTAAACAGGATAAAGACTACAGTGATGCAGACTTGAAGAAGTTTTTAACTCCAGAGTTCCGTAATCGTTTAGACGGTGTTGTTACATTTAATAAACTTGGCAAAGAAACAATGGTTAAAATTGTTAACAAGTTTATTGACCAGCTTAAAGATCAAGTTAAAGACAAAGGTATCCGTATCAAGATTGATAAAGAAGCTATTAATTGGCTTATTGACAAGGGCTTTGATAGCAAAATGGGTGCTCGTCCTTTACAACGTGTTATTGACAAGGAAATTAAACGTGACCTTGCTCGTCTAATGTTGTTTGGTGATTTGAAAACAGGTGGTTGGGTAACTATTGGCGTTGAAGCAGATAAAATTTCATTGATTGTTAAACCAAAGATTTCTAAAATTCCATTGTTAGCAATTGAGAGTAATTTAGAAGATGTTGTACAAGACAACTAGAAGGTTATTTAAAGGCAAATATCAGTACAAGATAGTACTGATATGCGCTGGCGCAAGTGCATTTCGGACAGGGGATATGGAATCTGCCTTAAAAATATTAGGCAATACCAGATTCCCTAAGCCGGATGACTCTTGGAGAATTCACAGTATCAAAACAACAGATCAGTTAGATTATTCTATTCAACTTGCAACAAGTTTAAAAACTATGAATGACATAGAGGTCAGAGTAGAATCGCCTTGGATTTCTGTATACACTAATAGTGATAAGCATGTAGAAGTGTTAACCAAGTTAAACAAGGACAACGTAAAATACATATCACAACCAGCAAAAGATAGCGTTTTAACATTCAATACAATCATAATGCCTAAGACAAATTATGATTATCGCATAACTTTAGGCAAAACTAACCAAGATTACCAAGCATTTATTGAATGGGCCGAAGGTCGTGACAAGTTAAAACTTACTAAAAGTTGCAAAAAAGAGCTTAGTAAGTCAAGAACCTGGGGTGGTACACACTTTTACGTTACTGGCGAAAACACCTTACTATTAACTAAAATGCACCTTGGCGGTGCAATATCTAAAATAGAACGCATCGTTAAAGCATAGGGTGTTGATTCCAAAAGCGATAAATACTCTAACCGTAGTTTATTCTGCTGGTTTATTAAAACGGGTTTAACAATGCGCATAAACGAACTATTAGAAGGCACTCTTTTTAACGATTTAGATTTCGTCACGCCTAAAGAAGATGGCAGGGAGATCAATTACGATCTACCGGACGATTTAATCCACTTCATGCATAATGATGATAATGTGTATCGTCGTCACGTCTATCCAACTATTTCTAAGTGTGTAGACCGTGTTAAAGCAGATCGTGCAACACATCCTAGTATGTTTAAAGTTCCTGTTGAAACTAGCTATAAATTATATATTAAAAAATTCCCAATTCGCGAATTGCCAGACGAGTTAGAAGAAGAAGTTTGTAAAAAAGTATGTAAAAAGTTACATGATGAAACTTGTAAGCATGTTGCCGATGGCAAGTATAAGGACTAATTGTGTTATTAAGAGAGTTATTTTTAAGAGAATCTCCTGCCGCTGAGGAAGTTAAGAAAAAAGTAGGCAGAGCATTCAACCACCCAGAAGATTTAACATTCTTAAATGGCAGTGCTGGTGCAATTAAGGCTTTAGAACATATTAAAGCTATAGGTAAAAATGCCAAAGGTGTAAGATATAAGTGGGATGGTGCTCCACAAGTATACTGGGGTAGAGACAAAAACGGAACATTTATTCTAACTAATCACAATGGTTGGTTAAGAGGCGGTACTGGTACCAGTACCTTAGATGAATTTACTACTCAGCAAGGCATTTATAATTTTATTCTTAATAAAAGTGGTAATCCAAAGACTCCGGAAGAACAAGAACAACGTAAAGAGTTTGCTAGAGAATTTAGTTTCTTACATCCTGTATTTGAAAAAGCTACTCCGGCAGACTTCAGAGGATTCGTATATGCTGATGGATTGTTTTTAGGTCAACCGACTCCGGACGCTAATGGCATTTATAATTTGCACCCAAATCCAAAAAGTGGAACTGTTTACCATATTGCACAAGATACTGAATTAGGCCAACAAATTTCTACAGCACACGCAATGGTTGTTGGTCATGGTATTTTTGATACGTTTGGTGCTGCCGATCATACACAACAGCCTAAAGATAGTTTTGAAGAGTTCAATACAACTCCAGACCTAATTGTATTAGGACCATACTATACACAAATGCAACCAGAAGTTGATTCTGAAGCTATATCAATTGTTGAAGCAGAAATTAAAAAACATGCGGCTGATATTGATCAGTTCTTGTCTCCCTTACCAGGTGTAAGTGGATTTAAAAATATTGTTTACAGATATGTAAACACTATGAGTAAACAAGGTCAACTACACAACGTTGGTCATAATTTTATGATGTGGATGGAAGCTAATCCAACTATTGTAAGTCCAACACAATTAGCAAAGATACAAGAACGTGCAAGAATGTTCCCAGGAGCACTACCTGCAATGTTTAATTTGTTCGATGACATTATGCAATTAAAGAATAACGTAATTGCTCAATTAGACAAAGACCCTGGTGAAATTAAAGTAACTAACCCAGAAGGTTGGGTACATTACGATAAGAAAGGTGATGATCACATTAAATTAGTTCCTCGTACTGACATCGAAACTCCGTCCGGAACTATACCAGCCTGGACACCATAATGAATTTACGAGAACTATTAGAATCAGTCCATACTAAAGCAACCGCGGCATTTTGCTTTGGTCGATTTAATCCTCCGCATCAAGGTCATGCCAAAGTATGGGAAGCTGTTAAGCATGCAGGACAACATTGGTATATTGGCACTAACCCCGGAACTATCGGTCCTAACGACCCATTACCGTTTGATCTCAAGCATGCGTGGATGACTGCTATTGATCCTAGCATTGAAGGTCATATACTAGGCGAAACTAGTGTTATTACTCTAGCGGCTAAGATATATGCAGAAGTGGGAGATGGAGCAACTGTAGCATATGTAACTGATGCAACTGACTGGGCATGGGCTGGTAAGTTGTTACATCAATATAACGGTAAAGAAAGCACACACGGTTATTTTAATTTTGCTAAAATTATTCACATACCAAGTCCTAGAGTAAGTTCAGCGACTGATCTACGTAATGCGGCTCGTGCTGGCGATATGGATGCATTTTATCGTGCTGCCGGTACTGATCCTAACTTAGAAGTAAATGGCCAACATTATTTTGATACTGTAGTTGACGCAGTAGGCGCTCATCCTGAGAAAGTTAAAAAAGTTAAGAAAGAAAAAACAGTAGCAGAGCCGGTAACTGATGAAGGTATAATGAGCTTTATGGCTAAGCCTGCTGTTAAAAAGAAACCAGCGGCTAGTGCAGAAGAAATGCGCAAGTACTTTGAAAAAGAAAAAGCCAAAGATCCTGAACATATAGCACGAGGTGAAGGCCATAAAAAACCACAACAGGTCTATACTAAAACTGACGAAGAAGCGGCTGGCGTTGGAACTATTACAAAACAGAATTCCACTGTTGATGTAAATAGTAGTACTCCAAAAAAGAATTTAAAAGCCTTTAATTTAATTAAAGAAGCTAACAAGGTAATAAGAGAAATGAAAGCAAATGAGTTTGTTCGAGAAGGTAAAGTTACAGATTTGCACAAAGATCATGAGAATGTAGCTAAAGGTGTAACCCGTTCGCGTGACGTTGGTGGATACGATCGTGTATATCATATGAATCGTTTAATGATGGCTATGGCTGTGGCAGACGGCGAAAATACTAAAGCTGTGGATAGCCCTGCTGAAACATGGTTTGAAAAGTACAACACTATGCATCCGATGACCAAGCAAGAAGACAATATGATTCGAGCCGCTATGGCAACTGTCCCAACAGATGGTCAACACATTAGTAAGTTTAGTCCAAGTAAAGAAGCAGACGGTGCAAATGTTAAAAGCATAGTTGCAAAAATTAAGAAAAATCAGTACGGAATATAATAATGAGACTACGCGAACTTATTAGAGAATCAGAAGCAGACTCAGATAGTGTCTCTGCGCAAGGTGGATCTGGTATCTCCGGTGGGCGTAGTCGATTAGACACTAACCAGCAATCTAGTATTCCGGGAATGGCAACTTATCCAGATTTGCCTAGTCACTACTACGATATGTATCGATTTGGGGTACACATGGCAGGTAGCCCGGACAAGCAAAGTATGGCTCGGATTGGGCCTGCGGCTAACGAATTTGTAACTGTAGCATATACTGACGCTGATGCAGACATTATTAATAACAGTAGAAAATCAATGGGGTTGAAACAAAAAGCATTATCAACTAAAGGTAGTCAAGAATCTGATCATGTTAATAAGAAAAGTGCAGTAGCTACTCCTAAAAAGAACAAGTACGGTGTATAATGGACGAATTAGCTAAACTTAAAAAACTAGCAGGAATTAATGAATACAAAGGATTGCAACCTTACGGTGGCAGTAATATTAGTTTAACTGGTACAGAAAAAGCAATATTGCAACGCGAACATAAAATACAACCAGGAACACAAGAATGGTTTCAGTTGTGGTTTAGCAAGCCATACTTAACTGGTGAAAAACCTGTAGGAAAATAATTATGAAAATGCACGAATTAGAAGAAAGCAGACACGGAAGTTTTACAAATTACTACGATAGTGATGGAAATGATTTGCGTGGTGGAAATGACGAAGCTAATCTATGGTACATCTATAAAGAAGGCCGTCTTAAACAACTGATGATTTCAGGACACCAAGAACGTGAAGCACGTAATATGGGGTTCAGAGATAGCCAAGAAGCCGCATTAAGAGTACATGGTATTGTTAGAAGCAAATATCACAAAGGTAAATGGATTCAAAATCAGGGCGGTAAGTGGGTTGAAGTACACCCTTTTGGCAAACCAGATGATGTATCAGAAGCTGCCAATGCCGCACAACAAGCGGCCATTGCAATTGCTAAAAAGAAGAAAAAAGGTATAGATGAAACAGCTTCAGCAGGCGCTACTAGTAGTGCAAGTATAGCTAGTTTACCTAATCCCAGTGTTACCGGACACAAGCATAGACATAAAAAAGTAAAAAGTGTAAGTGCCCTAGACCAGAATAGTGTAAGTTTATTCGGTGGGCCTATGGAAAATATCCAAGCACCTATCATCAAAAGACGCTAAATATATTAAGATAACGGAGTATACTCATGCCAGCAGAATTAGACCAAAATAGCCCAGAAATGGTGCCACAAACTAGCCCAACAGAGCAATCAGCAGTTGTTGGCTTACACAGTGACGAAGTAGATCACGAAGGCGCAATGGCCAAAGCTGATTTGTACAAATTAGCCAACTACAGTATGAAATTGTTCAAACAAGTTCATGACGATGATCAAATGGAAGCATGGGTACAAGCCAAGATTACCAAAGCCGCTGATTACATCGCTAGTGTATATCATTATCTAGAATATGAAATGAAGTTTAGCGAATACGGTAAGCATCTAGATTCTGCCGATACATTGAGCGAAGGTCAAAAGAAATTACTCAAAGCTCGACTAACGGAGGCTAAAATGCGCATTAAAGAATTAAAGAAAACTCAAGCTGAAAAGTCTAAAGAGAAAAAAGTAATGGAAGGCCCATTACGTGGTGGTGAAGAAACATGTTCAGAGTGCGGTGGCACTGGCATGGTGTACAGAGAAGCGCAACCAATTCCAGATCATGTTAAGAGCAAAGTTGCCAAGTACAACACAATGGTAAATGCTACTAAGGCAGCTCACAAGCGTATGGATAGCAGTGAAATGAACGTTGAAGAAGAAACAAGTTCAACAGGTGGCGAAATTACTCGCACTAAGACTGGACTACGTCATTCACATAATCCAGCTCGTTTCAGCGATGAGCCACATGCAGAGCCAGCAAGCAAAGTTAAGTCACGTTCAGCTGATGAAAAGAAAGGCGAGAAAGCCATGGACAAAGCTGACGAGAAAGAATCTAAAGCATGGGGTAAAGCTAACCCAGGCAAGCAGACTATCATGAAAGGTGGTGTAAAAACTACTAATGAAGCTGCCAAACTAAAAGGCAAACAAACTAAACTAGATGTAGATCATGATGGCGACATCGAAGCTGACGACCTAGCTGACCTACGTGCTGGTAAGAAAGCAAAAAAAGTTGACGAAGCAAAAGCTAAGCCTGACTTCTTAGACATGGACAAAGATGGTAACAAGAAAGAGTCTATGAAGAAAGCTGTTAAAGATAAAGCCATGAAAGAAGCCGCGCCAAGTGCAGGTTTAAGCAAAGAGAAAAAGTCTGCAACTGTTAAGGCCGCTAAGAAAGGTGAAGACATCGGTAAGCCAGGTAAAGGTTTTAAAGGTTTAGCCGCTAAAGCCGCTAAAGAGTATGGTTCTAAAGAGAAAGGCGAGAAAGTAGCCGCTGCCGCTATGTGGAAAAACATCAAAGAAACTCAAGCATATCTAGCTGAGAAGAAAAAGAAAGAAAAAGATGTTGAGGAAAACTTAACTGTAGTTCCAAATCCATCAGGTGCCAAGGATGCAGAAGAAGCTAAAAAATTAGGTTCTATGATGCCAGCTCCAGCAGGTAAGAAAGATCCAATTAGTGAATCTGCAGACTTAACACGTATGCGTCAACTAACTGGTCGTTTAAATCAAAACGAACGTGCATCTTTAAATGAATCAGGCGAAGTTGCTAGCATCCGTGCATTGACACAAAAACTATTGGGTTAATCCTATGGACATGAAACGCATTTTACAGGCGATGGATGGGGCATCTTCAAAGCCTGTAGAAGGCGTTAATAGCATGGCTAAATTTCTTCGTGTAGTCGACGAAGCCGCTATGTATGGTGCGGCTACTACACCGCCATCTCCATCAGGTCTTACACCAGCTCAACAACACGCACTTGCTCCGTATCTTGAAACAGATCCGTCAGACGGTTCAAAATATTATGATTTGCCGGCAACTGATACTAAAGAGAAGGGTGCTATTATGGGCACCACTATTAAAAGTCCAGGATACATAGCCGCTATTAAACAAGATCAAGGCAAAGTTATCCAACAGTTGTTAAGACAATTAGATCCAAAAAATCAAGTTAAAGAACCTCAAGTTACAACAACTCCGTTGAGCGATGAAGAAACAGCCAAAGTAATGGCAGATTTACAAGAAAACAGCTTAGATAAGTTTTTATCTATTGTTAAAAAGAATGACGTAGTTAGTTTAAACGAAGGCGCTAATCCGCATAAAGTTTCGTTGCCTGTACAAATGGCTATGCAACACTACCAGCAACCAGTCGTTGAAACACCAGTAACTCCAACTATTACTCGCGAATCAAGTATAAAGAAATATTTTAGTCAGGCTGAAACAGATGCGGCTGAAAGACTAACACAAAAAAATAATCTTTATAAGCAGTATGCGCAGACTATCGCTGAACGTGTAATGATGAAGGAAAGCAAATTAGACGAACGTAGTACTACAGAAAAACAAGCACGTACTATGGCTGCCGCGGCACATAATCCAGAGTTTGCTAAAAAGATTGGCATTAAACCTAGTGTTGCTAAAGAATTTAATAAGAAAGATAAAGGCACTGCATTGTTAAGTAACGCAATGAAGGGCAAAAAGAAAGTTGTAAACGAGTTTGATTTTAATCGAGATCGCAGAGAAGAAAGTCCGCTAGACAACTATCCTTGTTACGATTGTGGTAGCACAATTTTTCATCATCATACAAAACATTGCGATCTAGCAGAACCTAATGCAGTTAGAGATTTACCTTCTAAACATCATAATACACAACATTGGAACGGACATATACCGCACGGTCTACATCCTATCCCAGGATTAAATGAAAATGAAATTCCTGGTCATAGCATGGGATTTAAACCAGGTCCTGGTGGTCCAGGCTTACAAAGTAATGTAGCAGAAGCTCCACTAGACTTTGATCGTGAAAATCCAATGTCTAGTACTATTCATAGTCATCAAGGAGTTAATCCAGCTAGTATAGAAGCACGTATCATGCGAGCTCGTAGACAGCTAAAAGATCTAGCAGAACAAGCACAAAGTGATGATCCAAGAATATGGCAACACATTACTAAGTTGTTCCCTGAGCTTGCTATGAACATAGAACAAATTAGTCATGGACTAGGTGAACTAGGATCAAAGCGTCGAGCCGGTGGTGTTAACAGTAGAAATATTCCTGTTGGCATAGATGAAATGATGAACGACCCATGTTGGAAAGGTTATAAAATGGTTGGTACAAAGAAAAAAGGCGGCAAGTCAGTACCTAACTGCGTACCAAAAAAAGGAAAATAAAATGAACATTCGCGATTTAATGAACAAACTAGATACAATTAACGAAGCTGGTAACCCAGATGAAGTTATTGCCAAGTATACCGATAAACCAGATCTACCAGCTTTTATCGATAGTAAAGATGGTAAAGTTAAGTATATGGATCGAGCAGGCGGAGAAATGGGCGGTGCTCCTCAAGCTAAAGTTATGCCAACTGATTGGATCAAGCGTTATGCTCCTGATCTTGCAGATGCTATTGCTGCCAAAGGCGGAAATGCTAGCGCATACGGCAAGCAAGAAAAGAAAGGCTTGTTTGGTATTAACGGTTTAGGTTCATTTGATCAAGGTACTACAGTTAATACTAAGCAAGCAGGTGCTGATGCAACTAGTAGAACTGTTAATGCCGCAAATCTTACAAAATTAAACGATCTAGTATCTAAATTACAAGCATCGTTAAAAACTCCTGCTACCGTTAAAGAATCTTTTTCATCACGTAGATTGATTGAAAGTTTTGGATATCAAACAGAAAGTGAAGCAAGTCTAGCGCAACAGGCTGCAGTGGGTGCCGGAACATATGGCGCCGCTAAAGGTGTTGGTAAAATGTTGGGCAAAGCTATTCCAGGTGTTGGTCTAGCATTTGGGGCGGCTGATGCATACAACCGTGCTAAGAAAGGCGATTGGTTAGGTGCCGGGATGGCAGGTGCAAGTGGACTAGCTAGTTTAGTTCCAGGTATCGGCACTGCCGCAAGTTTAGGCTTAGATGCTGCCAACTTGGCTCGTGATTACAAGCATGGTGAATTTGGTGGTGCAGATGCCGCAGTTCCTCCAGGCGGAGATGCTAAAGTATTTGCCATGCAAAATGAGCTAATTAAGAAAGGTGCTAAGATCAAAGCTGACGGCAAAATGGGTCCAATGACTCAAGCCGCTATGAAGCAATATGGTGTAACAATGCCTGCCGCAGAATCTGCCGCAGAATCTATTGTTCGTCTACGTAACCGTTTAGAAATGTTAGAAGCTATGTCAACATTAGACAAAGAATATTTCTTAGGTTCTGATGGTAACTTTTATAGAATCAATGGTGATGTAGTAACTGATAGTACTACAGTAAAACATATCTGGGAAAGCGTAAAGAATAAACCAGTAACATTAGATGAAGGTATCTTTGGCGATATTGTCAGCGGAGCTAAAGCAATAGGATCCGATACCTTCAATGTTGGTAAAAATCTATTCAGAGGTGCAAGTGGAGAAGCAAATGCTCTTAAAAGTGCCGCTGATTTAGATAAATGGAAAGCGGCACAAACGGCAGCAGGTGCAAGCGATGCACAAATTGCATCTAGACTAAAAAATCTTCCAAATATTAGTCAAGCAACCAAAGACTCTTGGGCGGCAAAGGCATTCCGTGGTGGTAAAGCAATTGCAAACAATCCAGGCAAGGCAGCGTTAGGTGCCGCGGCGTTGGGCGCAGGTGCAGGTCTTGCACTAACTCCAGGTGCTGTTGCTGGTACTCCAACTACTCCAGGTGGACATACAGGTGCTGGCGGTACTCCAACAACTCCAACAACTCCAACAACTCCAACAACTCCAACAACTCCAGCAGTACCAGCAGGTCCTACTCCAGAGCAGTTAGCACTAGTTGATGAGATTAAAAAGGCTATGGCGTTGTTACCAGATGACGGTAATGATGAAACTATCAATACTGCATTGCAATCTGCTCAAACTGCAATTGATTCGCTTCCAAAGGCAGCTCCGGCAGCATCCAAGGATGCACATGCCGCTGATATGGCTAAGGCAGCTGGCTACAATGGTCCAGACGGTACTAGCGTAGGTAGTTAAGTAAGTATAATGGCAGACTAGTTCTGCCATTTTCACGATTAAAATTTCTTAATGGTTGCTTTAACAAGATAAGTAGTATATAATAGGCTTATACATTAGGAGATTTACATGGGCGGTCGTTCATACGGTGCAGAAGAAAAGGCAAAACTCGAGCGTTTGATTTCAGAAGGTAGTACAGTACTACGTGAAGTTGAAGACTTACAAGAAGGCTTAAAAGAAACAGTTAAGGCTGTGGCAGAAGAATTACAAATTAAACCTAGCGTTATTAACAAAGCTATTAAGATTGCACATAAAGGCGATTGGCAAGCGTATAACGAAGACTGGGAAGAAATTGAAGCAATTTTGGATATCACTAAGCGTATCTAATAAGTATTGCGTAGAAAGGTTAGCTGGCCATAAACAGCATACTAGGTATTTGTCAGCCTAAAATGACATAAGGAGAATTATGAGCTATGTAGATGCATGGTTTGACCGTAATAACGATGTTATTAAAGTAGTCGAACGCAATAAGAAAGGTGAGCGTGTATTCCGTGACATTCCTGTCAAGCACACGTTTTACTATAAAGACCCACGCGGCAAATTTCAATCTATTTACGGAGATCCTCTTAACAGGGTTATTTGTAAAAACACTAAAGAACTACGAAAAGAACAAGCTATCAATTCAGGTAAGCAATTGTTTGAAGCTGATATTAATCCAATATTTGTTTGTCTAAGCGAAAACTACATTAATCAAGACGCACCTAAACTAAACGTAGCATTTTTCGATATTGAGGTAGACTTTGATCCAGAGCGTGGCTATGCAAGTCCTGATGATGCTTTCATGCCAATTACTGCGATTGCTGTCTACCTACAATGGATGGAAACTATGGTATGTTTAGCAGTTCCTCCAAAGACTATTACAATGGAAGAAGCGTTAGAACAAGTTAAAGAGTTCCCTAATACAATGCTTTATAAAACAGAAGCAGAAATGTTAGATGTATTTCTTGATCTGATTAAAGATGCAGATATTTTAAGTGGTTGGAACTCAGAAGGCTTTGATATTCCATATACTACAAATAGAGTAACTAAAGCATTATCAAAAGAAGATACCCGCCGTTTTTGTTTATTTGACCAATTTCCTAAACGCAGAGAATATGAAAAGTTTGGTCGTGATAGTGTAACTTATGACTACATTGGTCGCGTTCACTTAGACTATCTTGAGCTGTACCGTAAGTATACGTATGAAGAACGCCACAGTTATAGACTTGACGCCATTGCGGAATATGAGTTAGGTCAACGTAAAACACAATATGAAGGTACGCTCGACCAATTATACAACAATGATTTTAAAACATTCATTGAATATAACCGTAATGACTGTAAGCTATTAGACGATCTAGATAAGAAACTAAAGTTTATGGATCTTGCCAATACACTAGCGCATGAGTGTACTGTATTGCTCCAGACTACAATGGGTGCTGTGGCTGTAACTGAACAGGCTATTATTAATGAAGCACATCGTCGAGGATTCCAAGTACCTAATCGTACTAAAATGGATGACCGTGAAAACAACGAAGGTGCCGCTGGTGCATATGTTGCTTATCCTAAAGAAGGCATTCACGATTGGATTGGTTCATTAGACATTAACTCACTTTACCCATCAGCAATTCGTGCTCTAAACATGGGACCAGAAACTATTGTTGGACAGTTACGCCAAACAATGACTGACGAATACATTGAAACACAAATTGGCAAGGGTAAAAGTTTTGCCGCGGCATGGGAAGGTATCTTTGGATCGTTAGAATATACAGCCGTAATGAACCAAGAGATTGGTACAGACATTACAGTTGACTGGGAGAATGGAGATAGTGATGTTCTTAGTGCCGCAGAATGTTACAGATTGATATTTGAAAGTAATCAGCCTTGGACACTAAGCGCCAATGGTACTATCTTTTCATATGAAAATGAAGGTATTATCCCTGGACTACTAAAGCGTTGGTATGCGGAACGTAAAGAGATGCAGGCCAAACTCAAAGAAGCAATCAAAGCAGGCAACAAAGTCGAAGAAGAATACTGGGACAAACGACAACTCGTTAAGAAGATTAACTTGAATAGTTTGTATGGTGCTATTCTTAACAGTGGTTGTAGGTTCTTTGATAAGCGGATTGGACAATCAACTACCTTAACTGGTCGACAAATTGTTAAACACATGGCTGGTAAGGTCAACGAGATTGTTGCCGGCGAATATGATTATAGAGGAAAGGCAATTATATATGGTGACACTGATTCTTGTTATTTTAGTGCTTTTCGCACTTTACAGAAGGACATCGAAGCGGGATTAATTCCCTGGACTAAAGAAAGTGTAGTACAACTATACGACCAAATTGGTGAGGAAGTTAATACTACATTTCCACAGTTCATGCTAGATTCATTCCACGTTCCTAAATCACGTGGTGAAGTTATTAAAGCTGGTCGTGAAATTGTTGCTATCAAAGGCTTGTTTATTACTAAGAAGCGTTATGCTGTCTTGTACTATGACAAGGAAGGCAAGCGCAGTGACGTAGATGGTAAGCCAGGCAAGATCAAGGCCATGGGATTGGACTTGAAGCGTAGTGATACTCCTGAATTCATTCAAGACTTCTTAAGTGATGTATTAGAAAAAGTTCTAACAGGTGCTAGCGAACAAGTTGTTCTAGATCATATTAGCGAGTTCCGTCTTAAATTTAAAACACGGCCTGGTTGGGAAAAAGGTAGCCCTAAACGTGCTAACAATATTACCGACTATGAAGCTAAAGAAAAGAAGGCAGGTAAAGCCAACATGCCAGGACACGTTCGAGCCAGTATTAATTGGAATACGCTCAAACGAATGTTTGATGACAAGTACAGTGCCAACATCACTGATGGTGCAAAAGTTATTGTCTGCAAACTTAAAGATAATCCATTAGGATTTACAAGCGTAGCTTATCCAGTAGATGAGCTCAGATTGCCGCAGTGGTTTAAAGACTTGCCCTTTAATCATACTGAGATGGAGCAGGCCATTATTGATAAGAAACTAGACAATCTTATTGGTGTACTTAAATGGGATGTTCGCAGTACAGAAGAAAAAAACACATTTAACAGTTTATTCGAGTTTTAATATGACCACAGAAATTACACTTGCAGGATACGGCTTTGTAGGCAAAGCCGTTTGGAATAGTCTTAAAGACATACACACTATTAATATAATTGACCCAGCGTACAATACAAATACCATTGCAGATTTTCCAACAGCAAAAGGTATTATTGTATGTGTTGGTACTCCTAGTTTACCAAACGGAGTATGTGACGATTCACAGATTCGGGCAGTATTAGAAAATGCTCCAGAAAATTTGCCAATATTAATTAAGTCAACTGTACCACCTGATCAACTATCACAAATAGTAATTGATTATCCTAATCATAATATTTGTTATAGCCCAGAGTTTTTACGTGCGGCAACTGCTAATGAAGATTTCCTAAATCAAGAATACATGATTATCGGCGGCGAAGATGTAAATCAATTCTGGGAAACGTTGTTTGGGCCTGCTCTTAAGAAATGCGAGTTTTATTTGCCATGCAGTATTACCGAAGCTAGTATGGTCAAATACGCAATTAATAATTTCTTAAGTACAAAGGTTGCGTTCTTTAATCAAATTTATGAAATATGCCAAGCTAATGGTGCTGACTATCAAGTAGTCAAGCAGTTAGTCTCTGCAGATACTAGAATTGGGTTGAGCCATATGGATGTTCCCGGACCCGATGGTAGTTTTGGATTTGGTGGTGCTTGTTTTCCTAAAGACACAAATGCCTTCATAAAGTATGCGCAAAACCTAAATACACCTATAACCGTTGTAGAAGAAGTGGTGAAATACAACAACAAAATAAGAAAATAATCATTGACATAGTCAAAAAAACCTATATAATAACACAACATGGAGAATCATATGAAAGACTTTTTACAAGACCTAGTAGCACATACACACAGCTTGGGCTTCCTGCCTTTAGTTAAAGTATCAGCAACAGATAAAGAAACAGCAATCGAATCAATGGCTGAAGACCGTTCAGTTATCTTTAATGCAAAAACACACAAGCCTATTGAGAACTTTGAAGGTACATTTGGTATGCCTAACTTGAACAAGTTAGACTTACACTTGAAGTGCCCAGAGTACAAAGAAGGTGCTGGCATTAATGTTGTTACACAACAACGCAACGGAGAAGATGTACAAACAGGTTTGCATTTTCAAAATGCAACAGGTGACTTCCAAAACGATTATCGTTTCATGAACAATGAAGTTATTAATGAAAAACTTAAAACTGTTAAGTTCAAAGGCGTTAGTTGGGACGTTACTGTAGAGCCTACAGTTGCATCAATTCAGAAACTGAAGTATCAAGCCGCGGCACATACAGAAGAAACAAGTTTCCAAGTTAAAACTGAAGGCAGTGATCTAGTGTTTAGCTTTGGTGACTCGAGCACACACGCAGGATCATTTACATTCCAAAGCGGTATTACTGGTAAGTTGCGTCAAACATTGTCTTGGCCTGTTCAACAAGTACAAAGCATTTTGGCATTGCCAGGTGACTTGTCTATGAAGATTTCAGACTCAGGCGCTATGCAAATTACTGTAGACAGCGGTATTGCTGAATACAACTATATTTTACCAGCATTGAGCAAATAATGACTACTGATCAAATATTATTAGCAGTAGGCTTATGGGCAGTATTAATAGTAATATGTTATACACATACCGGTTGGCGCAATATAAAAGATTGCTACGGTATGTGGTTTACTCGAGAATATTGGACTGCCTATAATACTGTAGAATTTGTCAGCTGGTGGGCAAAGGCTATTATTATCATTCCCGGATTAATCTTTGGTATTCAAATCTGGGAATTATATTACTTAACACTATTAACTAGCGTAACATTAATTTGGGCCAGTCGTAAAAAAGCATTGCCGACGCTAGTAGGATTTAATACTATGTGGGCTTGGTTGAGCTTAATGGTACTAGCACAACATTGGATCTAAATGAATAAAAATTTAACTGCAACACAAAACGACTATGCTGTATTCTTACCAGCAACTAGTGGCTTTTATTCTACGTTTGTAGGTAAACAACGCTACAGCAACTATGTTGATCCGGCTCGCGTTCCTACAAGTTTTAAAAACGGTGTTGAAAGTCTTAATTACCTAGATCCAGACAAAGGTGCATTTTACTATGATCATTGTTTGTATTCAGCAGGACATGCTAATTTAGATCTTAATAAGCCGGACGAAAGCGAGGACATGTTCCGTAATCGCAATCGTGCTACTAGTTGGGTATTAGGTGACTCAGGTGGATTCCAGATTGGTAAAGGTGTTTGGCCCGCTGATTGGAAAGATCCTAACTGTCCAAAAGCAATGAAGAAGCGCCAACAGGTACTAACCTGGATGGATACGCTAATGGATTATGGCATGGGTCTTGATATTCCTGCTTGGGTTGCTCGTAGTCCTGCAGGTGTTGCGGCCACTGGTATTAGTTCATATGCAGAAGCTGTACAAGGAACTTATATCAATAATGATTACTTTGTTAATAATCGTAATGGCAATTGTAAATTCTTAAATGTTCTTCAAGGCGAAACTCATACTGATGCTGAAGATTGGTATCAACGCATGAAAAAATATTGCGATCCAAAGCAATATGGAGATAGGCATTTTAATGGTTGGGGTATGGGCGGACAGAATATGTGTGATATACACTTGACATTAAAACGTCTAGTGGCACTAAGATTTGATGGACTTCTTGAAAAAGGTCAGCAAGATTGGATGCACTTCTTGGGAACTTCTAAATTAGAGTGGGCAGTTCTTTTAACCGATATTCAACGTGCTGTTAGGAAATACCATAATGAAAACTTTACCATCTCTTTTGATTGCGCAAGTCCGTTCCTTGCAACTGCAAACGGACAAATATACACTAACACAGAAACAGACAATCGGACAAAATGGGTCTACCGTATGCAGGCTTCTGCAGACGATAAAAAATATGCCACAGACACACGACTCTTCCAAGACGCAGTAATACAAGATAATATATTTTCTAAGTTTACAACTAGTCCAATCATGGACGGTGTTCAAATAAAAGATATTTGTATATACGGTGCAGGTACTCCTAATCCAAATGTTACACCTGGCACAATTTTAGATCCATATAATCCTGCACATTGGATTATAATGCCTGATCAAAATAAAATTGGTAAAGTTGGACGTACTAGCTGGGATAGTTTTACCTATGCGATTATGATGGGCCATAACGTGTGGATGCACGTTAATAGTGTGCAAGAAGCTAATCGTCAATACGATCTAGGCAACTGTCCTAATATGCTAGTACAAGAAAAGTTTGACAGACTATATTTTAAAGATGTTGTAGAAGCAATATTTGCTACTAGTGATCGCGGAACAGCAGATGCAGTTGTTGAAGAATACAGCAGATTCTGGATGAGCATTATTGGTACTCGAGGTGCTACTGGTAAGAAAACATTAAACTCACATACAATGTTTAATAATCTATTTGAAGAAGTTAATCCAACTGATGAAACTGTGTCAATGGAAGACGGCGAGTTTACAGATGATCAAATTAGCAAGTTAGAAGAATTAGAGGATCAATTAAAATGAAAAGGCGTATTGGCGTACTAGGAGTAGGCAGTGCAGGTGTGCTGACTTTATCTCATTTGTGTTCAAATCTTAGTAATGAATGGGAAATTGTTTCATTATATGACCCATCAATTCCTATTTTAGGAATTGGTGAAAGTACCAATCCTGGATTTGTTGCCTTATTAGAAAAAGGTACACGATTCACTCTGTACGAAGATACCGAATCATTAGATAGTACTCTTAAATTTGGAACAAAGTATATTAACTGGCGAAAAAAAGATTGGTTAAATCCCTTACTGCAAGGCGGAGTAGCAGTACATTTTAATAATTTCAAATTGAAAGAATTTGTATTTGAAAGATTAAACCTGTGCTGGCCTGAAAAGTTTTCTGTAATTGAAGGTACTGTAACTGATCTAATTAATAATCCCGATAAAGCTATTGTAGAAATAAATGGCACTACAGAAGAATTTGATTATGTAGTAGATTGCAGAGGATTTCCAACAGACTATTCTGAAGACTATCATATGAGTACTTGTAGTATTCTAAATAGATGTCTAGTACATAGTCTTGATAAGTTTGATCCTATTCAATATACTGAACACTTTGCAACTAAAAATGGATGGATGTTTGGCATACCGTTGACCAGTAGAAAAACCTACGGCTACTTATTTAATGATACTATTACCACTCTTGAAGATGCAAAAGCTGATATGGCTGAGTTACTGAACGTGACCGTAGATGGATTAGATACTAAAGAGTACAAATTTAAACCGTATTATACTACCAAGCTAGTTGATAACAGAGTTATCAAGAATGGTAATCGTGCTATCTTCTTTGAACCTATTAGTGCTACATCAATTAATCATTATACTAATGTATGTACTATAATTTTTAACTATGTTACAGGTCAATGGGATCAAAATCAAGCCAATGATGAACAAGTTCGATTGGCACAAACTTTAGAACGCATTATTAACTATATCTACCACGGTGGTAGTAAATTTGATACAGAATTTTGGCAACAAGCTAGTAAAAATTCAAAAGATAATCTAGCACAAGATATTGAATTTAGGAAATTAATGGCATATAATCAACGTGCGTATGATATGGGATTACCTGCAAATGGACCGCCCATTTTATTCTCAGGATTTAGTTTATCTAGAATGGATGAATTCTTTGGCTATAATTATTTTAAAGGTTCACCGTTTTTGTTTGATGAACTCGACCAAAACGATTGATTTTATTTACAACTATTGTTATAATGCATATATGACATTGCCCGACGAACGCTTTAGAAGCATACAACGAACAGAACAGTTTCTAACGGATTTGCTTAATCCTCAAAAAACTCCACGTATTCCAAAAGAAATACGTGAGCAAGCTCGCTGGTGCTTAAGGCATTATCCTAGTTATCACAATCTAAAAATGTTAGAACGTGCGTCTCCTGATGTTATACAGGAACGTATGGAAGATGTAACTCGTATGATTAAGTATTGGGAAGAAGGAAAGAACACAAATGAAGCGTGATTACACCACTGGTATAAGCGATAAAGTTATATTCTTTGTCGGTACTGAAGTTGAACATACTCCTGCATATGGATTAAAAACGCTGTTTGTTACAGGTCTCCAAGAGATTGATCAAATTGCATTTCATGCAGTAAAAAATGAATGTGGACATATCTTTTTTGGAGCTAACCATAGTTTTAATCCAGTATTCAATGACTACGCCGGATGGAAGAAATGGGAAGAAATGATTGAATACTTTCTAGGTGATGGATACCTGTGCAGTTTAGATATCCCGCTATCAGCTGTGGAAGAATTTAATGATGGTGGACTAAACGATCATAGTAACTTTATTCCACAAATAAGAGTGCCAATTCCTTACATTAAATTGTGGAATTATAATACAATGCTTAAAATAGATGATAAAGATTTTAAGGCAACTAATCCCGGTGTATGGTCCCACAGTCTACATACGCTAATGGATCGAACTAAGTTTACAGACTGGTCACAATATAAGAATGATGAAATTATCAAATGATAAAGGCAAAAGTTAAAGTATTTAAAATTGCTAATCAATTAATTGGCAAAACGGTACCAGCAAGTGCTGGAGGTCATGCAGGTAGAGCTGTTGAAAACTTGCTTGAATACATGGGTGTTCCTATTAATCGAGGTCGTGGAGCAGATATACTAGTTTACGGTCTTGAAGTAAAAACTCGAGATGTTGGGGCAACTAGTGCGCAAACTATTGCTGATATGCAACCTGAAGATATTATTAACAATGACTATCGTAATTCAAATGTATGGAAGAAATTCCAGCAACAATTAAGAATTAAAATTAAAGATGGTATAATTATTGAAGCAAGAGTCTACGACTTTTCTGCTCCGCACATTCAATCATTAATAGAGAAAGCATATAACAATGCTAAAACATTAATTACAATGAATGAAAATATTGGATATACCCCATACGAAGGTTTTTATGGATACTTTGAGCAAGTGCATTTGCCAAAATCTAAGTCCTATTCTTTTAGACTAAGCGATGAAGACATGAAAACATTTGAAAACATGGCTATATCAACTTACAACTCACTCTTTGAAGAAACTGTATGATTATTCGACAAGACATTCGACCAAATAAAATGATCTGGGTTACTTTCCGTAAGGAAGGCATTCATTGCTACCCAGCCGCCGCAACAGACCCTAACCTAGCAACAGGAGATTATTATGACGTTTCGTTTCTTGGCACTCCTCATCGCCATATCTTTCACTTTAGGGTATGGCTCGGAGTTACTCATAACGACCGAGATGTGGAATTCATACAGTTCAAGCGATGGCTTGAAAGGTTGTATTCTAGCGAACAAGGTGTATTGTCGCTAGACTATAAAAGTTGCGAGATGATGAGCGATGATTTATATGCTCAAATCTCACAAAAGTATCCGGATCGTGAGATCTGGATTGAGGTCTCCGAAGACGGAGAAAATGGTTCTTTTATTAAGTATTGATATAAACAAGGAAAGCTATTATGGCTAAGAATTACAAAGACTACTCATATTTTGAAAATCGCCCAGACGTAGTTAAGATCTTTGATGATCTAGAGGCATATCTTGATTTTTGTCGATTGGAAATGTTTCCATTTGATGAAAGTCATTTGTACAATCGTGAAAGCTGGGCATGGCGTAACTTTGAAAAGTCACGTAGACCTAAGCGTCCAGATGGCACTCGTGAACGCAAGCCTTATCAAGGCAAGAATCCTAAATACGCTTCTGCATAATAATGAACGTATTCTTAGTTGATTTAGAAGCTGTAGAAACAAGGTACACTGGCGAATGGAAACGCCATGTACCTGCTCTCTTACGAAAGGCAGGACACAATGTTCAAATTCTATCTGGGCCTACGGATATTCCTCAAGCCACTACTCCTGGTGCTTTTCTTAATTTTGGTGGCACCAATATATACAAGTCTAGTCAAGTTGAACAAATGGGCAGGCTTTTTTGCTCCGGATCAGTACAGCCTGGCGATCACTTCTT